CAGACTTGCAAGACAATAAACTTACATTAAAAAACCATAAGACAATGCGTTATGGAGATGACAGAGTTATTTATTTATCTAAACAAGCCATGAACATTATTAATGCTTTGCCAAGAACAAGTGGCACGATAGTTGGGATCGGTAGTCCTAGAAAATTTTGGGATGGAATTAGAAAACAAATCAATGCACCAGATTTAAGATTGCATGATCTTCGACATAGTTATGCATCTTTTGGTATTGGTTTGGATATGAACCTAAGTATGGTCGGTAACTTGTTGGGCCATAGAGATATTGCAGCGACTCAACGCTATGCACATATCCATGAAAAGGTGTCAGTTGAGAACGCACAGAAGATTGGCGACCATATTCAGAAGATTATTATGAATGGGTAAATTTACCTGGCTTTAGAGAAAAACGACCTCCTGAGATGCTCTCTAAGGCGTTTTGTTGACCCAACCCAAGGTTTACCCTTAACGAAGTTATGCGGTTTACAGCTCTTTGTAATGCTCAATCAATTTGTTGAGATACCAAGCAGCTTTCTCTAAGTCCTGGATATTTTCTTCTTTGTCTTTGTAACGATAAAAGTATTTCCAAATGTTTCCCTCTAAGTAAGATGGAAAATTATTTGAACCGACACGATCTTTTATTAAGTCGATACATTCTATTGCACCCTGATAGTGTGCTGGTTTATTAACCATATCTTTTTCCCCTTTCATTGCTTGATTCCATTCTTCTGGTGTTGCGTTATCTATAGACATTTTTGCTCCTTAATTATCTTTAAATATTAAATGTAAAATTTCGTGAATCTTTTTGTAAAGAAAATTTCTAAATTATATTTACAATATTTTCTCCAGTTCACTTGCTTTATTAAAAAAGCATAGGTTAGAATAACACAAACGTGATCAGTAGGTAATATTTATGAATAATAAAGTTTGGCTAACACAAGAAGAGTTAGCAGAGAGATGGAGAAAGTCTCCGAGAACATTGGCAAATTATCGGGCGCAAGGCAAAGGCCCAACCTATTCTAAAATGGGTGGCAAGGTTCTTTATGATCTTCAGGTCATAGAACAGGAAGAAACTAAATCAACTATCGAACCAGTCGCAAGTTAATTGGTTAATGCAAGGTCGAAAGGCCGAAGGGGAGAGCTTGAGTGCATACAGCAAATAGAACAACTGTTGGGAATAAAATTGGAAGTTAATTACAGCCAATCATTCGGTGGTGGACACGACTTACTTGGTTGTCCTGGTTATGCCATTGAGGTTAAAAGACGCAGAGCAGTATCACAAGCCGATCTCAAAAACTGGTGGGATCAAGCAGTTAAGCAAGCACTTAAAGTTGATCTGTTACCTTGCCTTTGGTTTCGAGCAGACAGAGCAGACTGGAAGGTAGCCATACCAGATGTCTACGCACACAAGAACAATTTATTTCCCATAGAAGATTTTAACATTGCTTCGGTTATGTCAACTGAACTGTGGGCGGCAATAATGAGAGAGGAGTACAACATTGGCACACGCGAAATTAGCACCGAGTAGTATAAGTAGAGTTATTAGATGTCCAGGTTCAGCGATACCTAATGCTGAAGCACCATCTAATCCAAGTTTTCCTGCTGCACGAGGTACTGCAATCCATGAGATGTGTGAGCAGTTATTAAAAAACAGATTAGATGGAATTACTTTGTCTGATTATTGGTTAGGCAAAACAGTAGAGCTAGAAGGCTTTGCTATAGAGATAGGCCAAGAAGAAATAGACATAGCAGAAACTTACGTCAACTACATTAATCAAAGAACTGAAGAACTCAATGGCAAACTCTTAATAGAAGAGAAGCTCTACATGAATGAAATTAGCGATGACTGCTGGGGAACAAGTGATGCAGTTATCTTAGGTGAACACAATCGTATGGTGGTTGCAGATTTAAAGTCTGGTAATTTTCCAGTCGATGTAAATTTTAACGAACAATTAATGACATATAGTTTAGGCGCATTGACTCGGTGGGGAAATGAAAACACAGTCATAGAAATGACGATCATCCAACCAAGTAAAAAATCTTTTCATAAAGATGGGCCTATTAGAAGTTTTGATATTCAAGCTGTCGATCTAGTCGATTGGGGTTTTAATATCTTAAAGCCAGCGTGTGAGGAAGCATTGGGTGAAGATCCAACCTACAACGCTGGAGATTGGTGTCGGTTTTGTGCATACAAACCTGACTGTGTAACATTTCAAAATAACCTGGAGGTTAAATAATGAAAGAAGAAGAGAAAGCGTTATTATCTTTTGAAGATAAAGACGGAAACAATAGACAAATCTTTAACAAAGATTTGACAGAAAAGGTGCAACCTTTGGTGGAAGAAATCCAACAGGATTTAAAAGCAGAGGAAGAGCTTGCCCCGACATTTAACGAGGCAACCAAAGTCATGCACCATATGCAATCGGTTCGTAAGAACATTAGAAATGCGTTAGAGAAACTTGAGGCAGCATTACCGCCTTACAAAAAGCCAGTAAAAATACATGGTGTTGATGAGGTGAAAAAATGAGTTTAGCTGCAATACAAAAGAAAGCGAAAGCAAAACCAAGCATTGTAATTATCTATGGGCCATCAGGTCTTGGTAAAACTACACTTGCTGTTGGCTCAAAAGATCCAATAGTTTTGCAAACAGAAGAGGGTCTAGGAATCTTAACCAAGAACAGAGACATACCGCATTTTCCATTGGCGAAAGATTACGATACTTTTATTGGTTATCTAAAATCTTTAGTTGATGAAAAGGAGTTGCCTTATTCATCTCTAGTGGTCGACAGCTTAGATTGGTTAGAGCCAATTATTTTTGCTAAGACTTGTGAAGTACATAATCAAAAATCTATTGAGTCGTTTGGTTATGGTCGTGGCTATGTAGAGGCAGTTAAGTATTGGAGAGAGTTTCTTGATTTGGTGAACAGATTAAGAAATGAACACAGCATGAGAATATGTTTGATTGCACACAATCAGATTAAAACATTTCATGATCCATCTACTGAAAGTTATGACCGCCACGAACTTAAGCTTAATAAACACGCATCAGCATTAGTTCTTGAAGCTAGTGATATGTGTTTGTTCCTTAATTATAAAAAAGGAACTGTTAAGGTTCAGGGCAATAAAGGTCTGACTAGCAAAACTGTTCAATCAGGCAGAATTTTAGTTACAACTGAATCACCTGCTGCGGTTGCTAAAAACAGATATGGTTTACCAGAGGAAATACCAGTCGTTGAAGAAGGCGATGACTTTATTGTCAGAGCTGAAAATACTTGGGCTGAGATTGGTAAGTTAATCAATAAATCCTAATGGCAATTCTTAACCATGACCAAACTATTTTTTACCTGAATAGGGCTAAAATTTTATTGGATCATGTCAAAGAACAGAATGGAGAACGCGATCATCTCCTACCCATTGGCGGTAACAAAGAGTTGGTAGAAATTACCAAGGACTTGTCCGAACTAATTGATCGTACAGGTAGCTTTGAAGAGTACGATCTCGGATAAGTTTTTTTTAGTGTTAATTTTTTACGGAGGTAATTATGGATTTAACACAATTTAATGGCGGTGAGGCGTTTGATACAGCTAATTCAAATGGGAGTGGCGGAAGTTCTTTAGAACCAGGTCGTTACACTTTGCATTATGCTGGTTCAGATATGATAGAAGGGAAGAACAACTGGAAAGCATTAAAGATGCTTTTTGAAGTTGACGGAACTACTATTAATGTCAGCAACACTTTTACTATGGGGTCTGACAATCCTAAAGCAGTAGACATAGGGCAAAACTCTCTGATGCTTTTTATGAACGCAGTCGGACTTAACTCTATGAAAAATACTGACCAGCTAGTAGGCAAAGCAGTATCAGCAGAGTTAGTTAGAGCTGAGTCTGGTTATTTAGAAATAAATGAGCAGTTTGGTAAAACTTGGGAAGTAGTTGGAGCAGCTAAGTCTGAGCCAAAAGTAGAAGAGAAAGCTGATGATACAGATCACAGCGAGAACATCCCCTTCTAGTCATGACCTTAAATATCGGAGGCCCAGTCTTTGCGGTTATTGCAGAGGCTTGGCTTCCCCGATGTTTGTCATGGTTGGAGATAAGATGTTTGGGGGGTGTTCACTAGATCACCTGGATAAAATTAAACGAGGAGAGAAGATGCAAGACATAAAAAATTTTGCTCAAGTTTCTGAGGAAGGACTTGATTATGCTTTGGGGAAAAGTAGAGACATTTATTTAGATACAAAAAAAGAAACAGGATCATTTGAATTACACAAGTGGTCAAAAGAACAGAGGTTGGCGTTTGTCCATTCTCTTGTACGCTCTTATCTGAATCACCAGCACTCTGTGGCTGAAACAGGTTTGAGTGTCGATGACTGATCTAACACAATTTTTTGGAGAAGAGGGCCTAGCGATAGATCCTAATTTTGCTTTTGCCAATAAAGGTAAAAGTATTCAAGACTTAATCAACGAAATGCAGACGCATGGTTTGTTGGTTGATTACATAGACATGAGTGGCGAGTTAGTACGCTGCAAGGTAGGAGCAGTTGCAAACTGTAGACCTGATAAAGTAGGCGAGGCATCTGGTTATTATGTTTTTAATCAGATCGACCACGAAAAATTTGTTTGCGTCTTTGGTAATTGGCGAAGTTCTTTTGAAGGGAAGTTTCTTAGTTACTCAGCCAATGATTTAACACCTGTAGAAAAGCAAGACCTACAGCGTAAGTTGGAGGAGGCTAATAACAGGAGACAGGAAGCTAAAGAAAAGCAACAAGAAGAAGTTGCTGTATATGCCAAGGAAAAGTTTGAGTCGGCTGAAGAGGTGGTTCAACATAAGTATCTGGATGTAAAAAGTGTTAAAAGTTATGGTCTAAAACAAGTAAATGGTAATCTGCTTGTCGGTGTGCATTCTATCACTAAAACTAATACAGGAACATTAGCAAAAGAGATAAAGTCGCTCCAATATA